TGCACTTTTTTTAATACCGAATAAGACTCTCATTATTAAAGCTAGAATTGTTTGGTCTTTACCAGTTTCATTTGCTACCATATCTTTAAATATGTTTAGAACATATTCTACCGAGACAAAAATATCTAATATATCGGTTGATACTAACCTTTCTATACCGTTATAGTTAAAATTTACTGAGTATTTAGATTTTTTAGAGAGATTGCCTAAGATACACTTAGTAGGATTTACTGATGAATGACCAAAAAACGTAAGGTAAGGTGTCAGATTTTTTTTTGGATCACTTTCACCTGTATAAAATTTAGTAATCAGTCCTGAGTTTGTGCTATTACCCCCGTTCATAAATAAAGTAATATTAATTAAATCTAATAAGTTACTCATTCTTATTAGTTTTACTATATCGTTTCCTTCTCCATCTCCAACATTAGTAAAAGTAATAACTTCTAAAGGTCTATTATTTTTTTCAGTTTCTTTTTTAAATCTATTTACTATATCTTCCATACCATCTTCCTCACTTAATGATTTTAAAGTCTGTTCAGAAACTTGTTTGTGATCTATAGAGGTAGGTTGATCTCCTGATAGTATGCCAAGTAAAAACTGCTGAAAATCAATTTTTGCAGTTTCTAAATCTGCATCAATAGCTCCTTTTTTTCTTTTTGATGGGCCGTATACAATCACACCTATACTTTCTATTAATTGACCTTGAGCTATAATATTAGCTGAGCAAGTATAAGTTCCGTCTTCATTTATTTCCCATTGGTAGTTTTGTACGGTACCGAAAAATCCGCCATAATTATAATCTGATTCTTTTCTTAATTGTTTTATCCTTTTCTGTAATGCTTCTTTACCGTCAGCACCTTGTAGATCAAAAAAGTTTTCGACTGTTTTAATATTAGTTTGAAGGTTACCTTTATTATCTACATATACAGAATGCCCGTACTCTACTAATAACGACATACCGGGTCTCAAATAAAGTGTTTCAAGTAGATCTAACTGATCTAAAGAATTAGCTTGGAATTGAACTACTGCTTTTTGATAAGCACCGTAAGTACCGGAAAATTGAGTTTGAAATCCTGTAATGCCAGGAATAGGTCTATAACCTTTACCGGGGTTTTCTTGATTATAAGCATTATTACTGTTGCCGAATATACCGGCTTTATACTTTAATTGTTGATTAAGTAGTCCTCCAGATAAGATATTACTTTTAGCTTTTTTGTTAGATCCGCCATCATACGTATATTCATCTTTAGATCCTTTACCAACAACAATTTTTTCATTAGGGTTTCCTGTTTGAATATTTACTGCAGAAGATACTTTTACCCATCCAGTCTTGCTAGTAAGGTACATTATCTGTTCATCAGTCCTACCAGATTTTTTTTCTAATATATCTTCCCTTACCTTTATCTGTCTAGTAACAGATTTAGATATAGGTTGATGAATTTTCGATGTTGATTTCCATCCACTAGGCATTCTATCTTGATTTATTTGCCTGGCTGTATAATTCTAATGCTAAATCTTTATTAGCAGGTATTCTAATTTGTGTGCCAGGGGTTATTTTTAAAGCTGCTCTTTCGTCTGTATTATTAGAAGCTATGATCCACCATAATGAAGAGTCATTATAATATTTTCTAGCTAAAACATCATATCTATCTTCTTCACTGGCTATTATATAGATGTCTTCAGGATCTTCCGGAACGAAAGGATATACAGCATTTGTTCTATATGGTCTTCCTTCTTCAGTTCTAAATATATCTATTGTTTTATATCTACTCATAACTAATTAGTATTTGTTGCATTAGGATCTTTAATATCAGGATCTGTAATATAAATATTATTTGTATTCTCTCTACCGTGTGTAATAAATGGTTTAGCTTTAATTATTGGATTTTTAGCATCTCCTTCAATTGAACCTCCTGCTTCTGGTAAGAATGTATGTATTGGAGTAAATGATAAACCAACATCTAATATCATAGGTAATTCTTGTCTTTTATTTGTACTTTCTCTAACTCCAGTTACTGGGTCAACACTCGTCATAGCAATCTCCCATGGGTATTCTTGATTCCAACTTACATTTACATTATTTAAAAATCCTGGTAATTCATAAATATAATCTCCTACTGTCATTTTAACAAAAGTACCTCTCATAAAATTTTGACTATAAGTAGGTGTAGTAGCACCAATTAAATAATTTAACTTTTGATAAAGAGGTTTCATTTCATCTTCTGTTTGTGCAGCTATTTTAAATCCTAAATCTATACTTCTATCAAAATTACCATAGGTATAAAAACTTTCACCTCTACCTATATAATTGTAGCTATTCCAATTTGCATTAAAAGTGTCACCAAAATTATCTATGAGAGCTCTAAAGTATAAATGTTTAATTTTAGGGCCTCCTGTTCCTCCTGGTGTTATTATTTGAAATCTAAATTTTATTAAATCTCTACCTTCTTTACCTTTCGTTCCTCCTAGTTTAGAATTTTGAGGTGCTAAAATATTAATTTTATCTACTGATAGTTTTTTTCCTTTGTCATCGAGGTCTTTACTAGCAGGAGTTCCTAATCCTATTCTTTGAGATACATCAAATTCTTTTTTATCAGTGTCTTTAGGATTAAAATCAGACCTAAAACCTAAAGAAGGATTATCTCTAGTAATGGTTGAAGCAGGAACTTTCTCTATGCCTTTGAACTTAGGTTTTCCTTCGCCATCAAAAGGTAATTTAGGATGTTCTACAATTTGTGTAGTGTCTGTATTGAGTGGTGAAGAACCTGTATAATCAGATATAGATAGCTTAGCTACTTTACCAGCTTTTGCTGCATCAGTTATGTTAAGTACCTGACCGGATTTTTCTACGACGTCTTTAGTATCAGGATTATCTCCTGGTTCTTCTTTATATCTGTATTTAGCTATACCTTGTTCTAATTCTTTTTGTTGATCAGTAGCATTACCATCTTTTCCTAAACCTACTTGACTTATAGCATCATTTAAATCATTTCCAAAAGCTCTAGTTGAATCTCCGGCTAACGTTTCTTTGTTACTTATTATTTCTTTAGTTCTTTTAGGAGCCAACTTAGACTTTTGAGCACTAAATAAAATACTATTTTCTTCATTAAATAAAGTTATATCTGCTCTACCGGCTACTGAATTAGCGTCTTCTAAAGCGTTAGGATTACCAAATATAGTTGAAATAATATCAATACCATTAGAACTAGCATGAGGTACAACATTACTGAATCCTATTTCATGTAAATAAGTACCTCTTCCTTTACCGGCAAATGCTTTTACAAAATGTGTACCTGTACCGTTAACCGGTACCTGAGCTAAGGTAGATCCTACAATTTTTGCAGCATTAAATAATCCTTGAGATAAAACGCTTAATGCTCTACCTACACCTGTTTCTCTTCTTTTACCAGGTTTAACTTTAGAAGCAAATAAAAGACTTTCGTTTGATAAGTATTTTTGACCAGCAGGAGAAGCTAAAATTTGACCTATTCTAGATAAATCATCTAATCTTTTAGTTAGCTGATTTTGATTATCTACTTCCTGACCATCTACCATAGGAATATCCTTATAAACCAAAGGTCTATCTTTAGGATCAAATTTTAACCTATTACCTATAGGTATCCCATTCTCACGATAATCTCTTATTATACTCACTTAGATTACTTTTCTACGTTATCTATATATTTTTCAGGTTGAGTTCCTTTTAAACCTAGATCTGAATCTTTTAATGATCTCCTTATTGCTCCACCACCTGGGTATTTCACTGGAGTTTCACCATTATTAAGATCTAATCTACTGTTTTTTAATGAATCTTTTAGTGCCATAATTTTTATTTTAATAGTTTATTATAAATAGCTTCTTCTATGTAATGTTAGTGCTGGCTAAAGCTAGCTGATCGGATACTTTGCTTCCATTTATATAAGTATTTGGATCTTTATCTACTATTTTCTTTAATAGACCATTACGCTCTTTCATTAGCTTTAACTTTTCTTGTTCTAAGTTAACTTGATTGCTTGCAAGTTGATTAACGCCTTTAACAGATTGATCTATGTTTCCCTCTGCTTTTATTTTATCAATATCTCTTTTTGCTAATCCAGCATCGATAGCTATAGAAGCTGCAGTACCAATGCCTGGTACTAGAGATGCT